ATAATCGCAACTGGTAACGTCATGGATACCAACCTCTCCTATTTTCTCAGCAGTTTTGTATAGCTCGGTTAATAGTTGTTTTAATTGTAAGTTTAACCCCACCGAATCAATGCGAAAATTGTTTGTCATTTTGCCCCCTAGCACATTGGAATGTTATTTGGGTTAAGTGGACTAGTTGGTAATACAAGTTCCTTAAAATCAAAATGGTTTACTATATTATAAGGGTCTGGTTTAGGTGGAGTTAATGGCGGCGTTTTCTTTACAAAAACCAAATTCAAATGCTCAACTATAGCTTTCCATTGTTGACTTGTTGGTGGCAAGTCTGGGTTTAACTCTGCGTATCCTTGTAGCCAATATGCAAATTGTTCTGGCGTCATAATTATTCTCCTATTTACCCCATCACAGGGGCGGTTGTTAAATAATGCGTGTGGCAAGGTTTAAAGAATGTTCTGAGCAATCTTGTTACTTGCTTGTTTCCATTGTTTCGAGCAATGCTCAGTTACCCCTGAGCGGCACACGCACTATTCAACCTCCTCTGCTAATTGCTCTAAATATCTTGAAAGCATTTTAGTTTGCGCCCAAAAACAATATTCAATATTTCCAGAAAGCGCCCCTGCTTTTAGTTCCTTAGCATCATCATCGTTGCTGCGGAATAAGACTTCTACAAATTCAAGGTAAGTCATTATAACCCCGCTAATGGATAGCGTTTCTTAGCTGCTTCGAGCAACCAATCAGCAGCCTTATGCAAATCCTGCGCTTCAAATACAGTTTCATCATCAATAATGTGCTGCTGCAAGCCAACCCAAACATTAAAGCCACCGTCCCAAAAAGATTCTAAGCCGCAGTTAATTTCTTTGCTATAAAGCAGTTGCATTGTTTCAATTAATTTCTCACTCATATTCTCTCCTATCCTTTATTCGGTTAAATGCCCTTGAGGGGCGGGGGTTATTTATAATATAAATGGTATATCATCATAAACTGCGCCTTTAAAATTACACTTTTTGACAACTTCCCATTCTTTTCCGTTTTCGTCTTTTTCTTTTGCAACCTCAACTGTATCTGGCATAGGATATTTTATATTCAATGCGTCAGCAACAGTTTGCGGGCAAGGTTGCTTTGGAAATCTGGCTTTATGCCACGCTTCACCGCGCCAACGGGCAGCACCTTCAAAACTTACCCATTCTTTTACTGTCTTAAACATAGTCGCATATTCAACTCGCATAGTTGGCGGCTTTATCTCGTCTTTGCTTGGATTCAAAAATGTTTTCATACCAATCACTTTATAAATTATTGGCTTATTCTCATCAGAAACAATTTTGCTTTGTTTATCGGCTTTATTGTCCAGCTTCAATTCTGAGAACACATATTCACATTTATGACAAGTACGTTGCTGGATATAGCAAAGTTCGCCGCATGACGGGCATATCTTCTTATCTTGCGGTTTTGATTGTTTTTTTTCTTCCTCTGTATATTGCTTTCTAATTTCAACTTCATCAATTGCCCCTAACGCTTGCACTACCTGCCCAAAGTCCAGCACAAGGCAGTTTGGTTTACCGCTATTGGCAATAGCATCTAATCGTCCTTGCTTGGTGCTTAAATCGTAACCAGCCGCATAAACTGGGCGCAATCCTCTGCCTATTGTTTGCACGTATAGGACTGGGCTACGAGTTGGACGCATAAATGCGAGTAAATCAATGGGAGGTGAGTTGAATCCTGTTGTCAATACGGCAACATTCACAAGGCAGGTCAACTCACCTTTGTTATATCGTTCAATAATGGCTTTGCGCTCTTTCTGTGGCGTTTTGCCAGTAATCATATCGCAGGCAATGCCTCGGTCAATAAATGCCTGATAAACGTGCATACAATGGTCAATACCAGCCGTAAACACTAGCCAGCGTTTCCTATCTTTGCCAAGTTCAATAATTTCTTCCACGCAAGGGTCGGTAATTTCTGCCTTATCAACGGCTCTTTCTAACTCGCCCTGAATATAATCACCGCCACGGGTTTTAACACCTTCAACATCAATAAGTGTTTTAACCCCGCCCTCTGGCAAAATCGGACGGCACAAAAAGCCTTCGTCAAACATATATTTCATTGGTATTTCATAAGCAACAGAATCAAATAGGCGATTATCACCCTCATCAAGTCGCCCTGAATCTGCCCTGAAAGGTGTTCCTGTAAATCCTATGCAGCGCAAGTTCGGGTTTAATTTCAAACAATCATCAATAAATTTGCGATAGCGTGTTTGTATTTTGTGCGGGATTAAATGACATTCATCAACTAAAATCAGTTCTGGCGCGCGATTAAACTCATTGGCTTTGCTATATATGCTTTGAATACTTGCAAAGGTTACATCATTATTCATGCGCTTTTGTTTAAGGCTTGCGCTATAAAATCCAGCATCAACACTTGGATATTGCTCTTTTAGCTCTATCATATTTTGCTCAAGCAATTCTTTGACGTGCGTCAACATAACAATGCGAGTGCGCGGATATTCAGCGTGTATGCGTTTAACAAACTCACCAATAAGTAGGGATTTACCTGCGCCAACTGGTGCAACTACTAGCGGGTGCAGTCCTGTTGTGTTATGCAAGAAAAGCCATAATGACTTAGTTGCCGCTTCTTGATATGTTCTTAATTCTTTCATTTTCTGCAAATATCCGCATAATCACACCAGCGACAAATAAAATAATCGGGTGCTTCGCTAATTCTAACTGGTTCACTTGTTGCGCTGATTATCTTATCAGCTTTATCAATAGCTTTCTCGGCAATCTCTGGCTGGTATTCAGTTCGGCAAGAATCAATATCGCGCCCGCCAGCCTTTGCAACTGTCATATAATGGCGGTCAATATTAAGAAAATGCATATAAAGTTGAGCCTGAATAAAATAGTTTTCATTCCAGTTTTTAAGCGTTTGTTTTTCGCCGTGTTTAGCTTTCAAGCTCTGGAATTCATTATATTTCTTTTCCGCGCTGCATTTATTTTCCCAAATATGTAAGGCTTTAGGTGCTTGGATTAATCCACGAATAACGCCGTCAATATGCCCTTTAAATTTACCGCCTAACGCTTCAAAGCCAAATTGCTTACCTTCTTCGTCGTGCGTCCACAACTCAATTCCCTGCACAAGGCGCAACCTTGCAGCAATCAAGTCCTCGGTTCTATGCCCGTCTTCAAAATTCCATAGCGTTTCTGCGCTAAATGGTTTTTTAGGATATGCCTTATAAGAATACCAGATTTGACGGCTGCAAGGATTGCCAATTAAACTTGCGCCTAGATAATTACGCGCAGCTTGTTTGTTGCCTTGAGCCTCGCAAGCAACTTTCATTGCCTGCAAGGTCGGGTCTTGATGTTGTGGAATAGCTACCATTTAACTTGCCCAAGGTGCAGATTTTTTAACTGGCGCGGCTGTTGCTTGTGCAAATACTGGCGCACTAGCTCCAACAACTCCAATTTTAGGAAGTGGCTTAAATCCTTTAATCTCGGATTTGTCTTTACCTTCAACTTTTTCACCTTGGTTATTAGTCCACGGCTCGCCTTTCTTAGTTTTAACTTCAATAAGCAATGGTTGGTTGTGTAACTGTGCTGAATCGCTCGGAGTTTCAGCCATGCCTAACGCCTCACTGATACGTGCAAGTGTCTTATAAGCAATCTCAACCGCTTTTTGATTAGGATTGATTAAATTCAAGCGTTCTGTGAAAGTAGTATCTGTATAATCACCTTCAACAATAGCAATTTCTAGAGCTAAAAATTGCCCTGTGCCGCTGCTATTATCTTTCATGTCTGAGCTAATAATAATTGCTTTATAATTGCCCTCTGGGATTAATACGTTGTTACCGCTACCACCTGCAACGGCTGGGTCGTTTACTTTGAATGTTTGTGGAATTCCTACCATTTTATTCTCCTGTTTTTGTTTTTGTTACTTTGTCGTAGATATGCGCTAAACTTGCGGTTTCGATAAACTCTAGTTCGTTATCTTCCCCCCTCGCTTTAGCTTCATATTGCGTGTCGCGTTGCGTCTGAAACGCTCGCTGAATATTGCCTTCATCATCTTTCCAACTATGCAGGGCAAAGACAAAATCAAAAAAGTAAGGTAGGGCTGCGCCAATTTTGCTCCCTGGTGCGCCGCAACCAAATATTAATCCACCTGTTACCTCATCTTTAATGCGGTCTTGCTTTGCTGAAAAATACACGTTTTTATCTAAATCACGGAAAGCGCGGATTATACCAAGCATTTTATCCTGCATTTCGCCATAAGCCTTGCGCCCGTCTTTATTAGCTTTCTTTTCCTCGGCAAGACAAACTTCTGCAATTTCAGAAATTGAATCAAGGCATACCCACGAATAAATTTTATCAGTCGTAAGGAATGTATAAGCCTCGGTTAAATCGTCCATGCTAGATATTTTCCAAGTATCAATATCTGTGCCTTTAAGTGAGCGCAAACCACCCTCCGCACTTAGAATAAGCGTCTTACCTGTAGTTGTAGCGCATAAACGGGTTTTGCCTGCACCTGCGCCACCATGTACCAATACTTTA